GAACAAAAATTTACAGAAATATATTCTTATGATTATAAAAAATTCGTTGACTTTTTACTAAAATATCCTGACGTAAATAATGTAATTAATGATATTAAATTAAAGTTTGATGAAATAAAAATTACAGATATTTGGTAAATAAATATTTATAATCAATATAAAAATATAGTGATAATAGTATTATATTTTTATGACTACCCTAAGAGACATTAGTGAAGTTCATTCACAAATTTGTGCAGTTATACCTAAAGAAAATATTGAATTTAGGAGAGAATTAGAAGAATATATTGATTCTTTATGGTACATGGCTCCTGAACTTCGTATAGGACCTGTAGCATTTATTCCTTATACTATTATTTTGAATAAATATATGCCTAATTCAAGTTTAATTAATAGTAATTCTCCGTCTTGGCAAATTCAAGTGAGAGATATTTTTAGTAATGTTAAGACGAGATAGAAGTTTTTCTTTTTTTAATTGATTTTCTTTTTTTAATGGTTTTCTTTTTATTACCGCCTTCTTTATTTTGACTCTTAAATTGAAATTTACTTATAAGTGTATTCAAACTTAGTTTTTTTTTATTTCATCTATTGAATTAACTATTTGCTCTAAAATTACTTCATTTTTCTTTTCATTTTGTTTATATAACTCAAAAATATAGCGATGTGTTCCTGAATGTGGAGGTGATGAAGGACCCTTATAAGGAATTAAATTGTTACCTGTTTCAATATCATTATTAGTAATATTAATTTTTGTCTAATGAATATATGTCCCCTCTACAGCATTAGGATCATACATTATTAATGTATAAAATCTATTTTTATCAAAATTTAATTTTATTTCTGGTTCTACTTGAGTTTCTGAAACCTTTAAATATTCATCATTTTTTACAAATTTATTCCCATAAATTAGATCCATATATTATACTCGTAAAATAATATATTTCATATGTAAAATTATAAAAATTTATATATTTAAATTATATAAGCGATGAATCATTTAGAACAACTAAAACAACAATTAATGGTTAAACCAGATGTCCAAGAAAGGGAACGAGTCGCTGTTGTTATAAAAGGAGAAAAAAAACCAAGAAAACCTAGAGCTCCAACAGCAAAAAAGAAAACAGTTGGTGAAGAAATAGAGCAAGGTATTGTAGATTTGAGTGAGCAAATTTCAGAAATTCAAAATATAGAAGGAATATTACCTGCATCAATTGATATTGAGGAAAAGGATGTTGAAAAAGACGAACCGACTAAACGACCTATAATTATAGATAAAACTGAGCAAGGTTATGATAGAGAAGCTTTATTAAAAAAATTAGCAGAAAGTAAAAAAAGTAAGGTTACCATTAAACCAATTGTTGAAATTCAAGAAAGGAAAGTTGAACACTTACCTGTTCCTATAACCAAAAAAGCTAAAAAATTAGAAAAAAAACCACCTTTAATAATTGAAGAAGAAGTGGAGGAAGGACCATTAATTGAAGAAGTACCAGCAATTGAAGAGGAAGAATTTATAATGAAACCAAAAAAGAGAGTTGAATTTAGATCAAAGGTTGAAGAATTTCCAGAAGAACTACCAGAAGAATTTATTTTGAAGAAAAAAACTGAACAAAAAGAAGTAATTCCTATTAAACTTCCAAAAGAAAAGAAAAGAAAAACTGAGAAACCTGAAAAAGGAATAGCTGTTTTAGGACCCGAAGTAGTTATTGAAATGGGTGATACTGACATAACAAAACGTTTACCTAAGAAATTACCACCAATAAATATTAAGGTTGGTAGTTATATCATGAATAATAGAGAGATTTTTGTTAATTTTATTAATTCTCTTTTTGAACCATATAAACGTGAGTTAGATGAGAATAAAGAGAGTATTTCTTGTGATACAATTGGTAAAACTTCTTCAGGTTTCTCTCTATTAACACATCAAAAAATTGTTAGAGATTATATGAATCTTTATACACCATATCGTGGTTTACTTTTATATCATGGTTTAGGTTCAGGAAAAACTTGCACAAGTATTGCTATTGCAGAAGGTATGAAGGATTCTAAAAATATTATTATAATGACACCTGCTTCTTTACGTGCAAATTATATTGGAGAATTAAAAAAATGCGGTGATCTATTGTATAAAAAAAATCAATTTTGGGAATGGATTTCAGTTGACGAATATCCTGAATCTTTAAAAACAATATCAGCTGTTTTAAATTTACCACAAGAATATATTCGTAGACAAGGCGGAGCATTTTTTGTTAATATTAAAAAGAAATCTAATTATGATGAATTAAGTGATATAAATAAACAAATTCTTGAAGAACAATTAAATGAAATGATTAGACAAAAATATACATTTATTAATTATAATGGTTTACGTGATAAAAAATTAGAAGAAATGACTAGTGGTTATACTAAAAATATATTTGATAATTCTGTAATAATTATAGATGAAGCACATAATTTTATAAGTAGAATAGTTAACAAATTAAAGAAGGAAAAAGCCATTCCTGAGTCTAAACGCGGAGAGAAAGAACATTTACCATATAATTTAGCAACTAAATTGTATGAAATGCTTTTAAGTGCAAAAAATGCTAGAATTATTTTACTTTCAGGTACACCTGTTATTAATTATCCTAATGAATTTGGAATACTTTTTAATATATTACGTGGCTATATTAAAACATGGAAAATACCATTAGTTGTTCAAACAACAAAAAAAATAGATAGAGAATCACTTCAAGAAATTTTAATGGGAGAGAAATCATTAGATTACTTGGATTATTCGCCATCAAGTAAAATTCTTACTATTACTAGAAATCCTTTTGGTTTTAAAAATAAAATCAAAAAGGAATCTGGATATCAAGGAGTTTCAAATACAAAAAAAACTGAAAGTGGACAATTAGAAATTGATACAGAATTTTCTTCTGATGATGATTTTGAGAGAAAAATAATAAGTATTCTCAGAAGAAATGATATTGACATAGTAGCAGAGGGTATTGAAATTAAATATAGAAAAGCTTTACCTGATAAATTTGATGAATTTATAGCAAGATATGTTGATGAAAATGAAAGAAAATTAAAAAACTCAGATGCACTTAAACGTAGAATTTTAGGATTATCGTCTTATTTTAGAAGTGCTCAGGAAAGTTTATTACCTAGATTTAATAAACAACTTGGTCTTGATTACCATATAATTAGAATTCCAATGAGTGATATTCAATTTAAAATTTATGAAGCTGCACGTGTAGAGGAAAGAAAATTAGAGAAAAAAAAATCTAAACAGAGTATGGGTGATGATTACGAAGATAAAGCATCAACATATCGTATTTTCTCTCGTTTATTTTGTAATTTTATTATTCCTGATAGACCAATTCCTCTTAGATCAAAGAAATCAAAAGAAGAAGAAAAAGAAGCAAAAGAAGGTAGAGAAGAAGAAGAAGAAACTGATATTACTGCAGCATTAAAACAAGGTAAAAAAATAGAATCTAGACAAGATATTGGCGATGATAATGAAGGTGAAATTGAAGGTGATGAAGTTCTACAAGATATAGGAGGCCTTACTTATATGGAACGTTTAAAAAATAAAATAAAAGAAATGGAAGATCATTCAAATGATTTTTTTACACCAGAAGCTCTTCAAACATACAGCCCTAAATTTTTAAATATTCTTGAAAATATACAAGATCCTGAATATATTGGACTTCATTTAGTATATAGTCAATTTAGAACTGCTGAAGGTATTGGACTTTTAACTATTGTTTTAGACAAAAATGGTTTTACTAAATTTAAAATTAAAAAAAATACTCTTGGAGTATGGGAAATTGATATTCCAGAAGAAGATCAAGGTAAACCAACATATGCTTTATATACTGGAACTGAAACTGTTGAAGAAAAAGAAATTGTTAGAAAAATTTATAATGGAGAATGGGATGATATTCCAGATAGTATTGGATCAATATTAAAATCAAAATACAGAAATAATAACATGGGAGAAGTTATTAAAGTATTCATGATTACATCATCTGGTTCAGAAGGTATTAATTTACGTAATACACGATATGTTCATTTAATGGATCCTTACTGGCATCCTGTGCGTTCCGAACAAGTTATTGGACGTGCAAGACGTATATGCAGTCATAAAGATTTACCACCAGCATTACAAACTGTAGAAGTTTTTGTATATTTAATGATTTTTTCAGAATCTCAATTAAAATCAGATGAAGCTATTGAATTAAAAAGGAAAGATTTAAGCAGAGCAGCTCCAAAGGTTCCATTAACAAGTGACCAATATCTTTTTGAACTTTCTGAAATTAAGGCTAATTTAAGTAATCAATTGACAGAAGCTATTAAGGAATCTGCATTTGATTGTTATATTTATTCAAATGGTAAATGCGTTAATTTTGGCGATCCAAATATTAATAAATTTTCATATGTTCCAGATTATGCTGATCAACAAAGTGATATAACAGTTAAAGCTAACCAACGTTTAGAAAAATGGACAGGAAAAGCTATTACTATAAATGGTAAGGAATATATATATCGCAGAATTAGTCCAGATATTTTAAACATTTATGATAAAAAATCTTATGAAGCTGCTTTAATTGATCCAACTATTAACCCTGTTCAAATTGGAACTCTTGAGAAAAATGATCGTGGAGAGAATATATTTAAAGCATTAGTTACAAAATAAATTTCTATTCATTATATAATAATATATAATGAATTTAAACTATTATAAAAGTGAACTTTCTAAATTACCTGAACAAAATATTTTATCTAATAAATGGAGTAAAATAAAAGGAACACCTGTATCTAATTATCAAGCACAACAACTAGAAAATGAAGTAAATAAATATAAAACATTCTCTAAAATTAGACGTGATGAAGAACTAAGACAGCAAGCACAAAAAACAGCTGATGAAGCAGAATTATATGCTGAGTTTGCTAAAATAGAAAAGAGAAAAAAATATGAAAAAGAAAAAGAGAAAGGAATGAATATTGCAAAAACAATGACTAAAAAACAAGAAGAAGAAATGAATAATAAATTAGCTTCTTATTTTGATGAAATGGGAGGAAAAAGAAAAACTAAACGTAAAAGAAATAATCGCTACAAAAAACAAACAAATAAACGTAAGATATATCATAAAACAAAGACAAATAAAAGGCACTAATTTAATTTAATTTAAATTAGTTTTTTAATATTTAATATAGTAATAATCTCATCCATTTTATCATTTAATTTATTAATATTTCTCTCTAATTTAGCTATTCTATCTTCATTATAATTTATTTCATTATAATTTGGTTCATAAATTTGTAAATTTATGTTTTCTTTTTTATTTTCTACATTTTTTTTTTTAAGTTTTGAAAATATAGTATTGTCATCCTCATCTTCAATATCGAATGTATTTATTTCATCTTTATTACTAAATGATACATTTTTTTTACTATTAGTTGGTGATATTTGTTCTTCTAAATTTAAAAATTTAAAACGACTACTATGGTTATTGAAATCTACTTTTTCTTCATGATTATCTATATTATAATTTTTTTCAGATTTAAGTGAAGTTTCTTGAGGTTTTAGCCAATTGTCTATTTTATTAATATCCTTAGGTGGATTTCTATTTATTTGTTCTACTTCGTAATTTCTTTGTGCCTGCATTTCTTTAAGAATCTTATCCATTTCTTTAATAGGTCGATCTGTATATTTATCGGCAAATTCTGGAACAGGAGGTGCCTTAATAGACATTGAGTCTTCAAATTCTTCCTGTTTTCTTGTAAAATCTTTATCAAATTGTGATTTTCTATCATTATGTATTTCTTCATAAGTAATTAATTCTTTTGTAGGTTGCTCATTATGTATTTTAATTTTATTTGGTTGATATGGATATGTTTTTTTTATATGATTAAGAATAAGCAAGATATATTTTTTATTTAAATCTACAAGTAAATTTGTTTTTGAATTTTCTACTTCGTAAAACCCTTTAATATTATTTATAAATAGTTGATAAATTTTACTTTGAATATCAGGTGTAAGAAATCTAAATATATTTTCATCACTAATAACATCCCATAACATTTGAATATTTTCATTTTGGATAAAGTTTTGTATTGACATTTAAATATATAATATTATAACTGTATTTTTATATATTTTTACAACGAATTTAAAATAAAAAATTTTAAATTATTAAATAAGTCTATCTTTTATATTATATTAGAGCGATTCATTAAAATATACATGTCTAAATTCTTGCATATATTCATCTTTTAATATGTGGGTTTTTAAATAATGCTCAGTCATAGTATCTTCTAACATATGAATAATAAAAAATAGCGAATAAATACCACATTCAGTATTACCATATTGATGTTCAATACCTTCATTACTATCAACCTTAAAATTTATTTTTGGATGCATATTGTAACCTTGTTCTTTTATTCTTTCTATTAAATTTTTTATTTCTGAAGTTGGTTTATCACCTGTACTGTCAAAAAAGAATATAGTTTTTTTCTTTATATTAATAAACATAGATATCCAATGTTGTCCTGGTTTATTATGTGGATCAGTGTTAAAAATAATTCCTACCTTTGTTTTTCCTTTTTTAATAAGTTTTTCAAGGTTAAAATTACATAGTTCTTCCCAAACACATTCACCATACAATTTTCTTGTATCAAAATCAATAGGAGATGGACCAATAAAATCAAAACATTTATATGCTTTTTCATACTGCTTCATTACTTTGATAATATCAGTACTAGATAACCATTCATTTGGATTTTTTTTCCATTCTGGTGGAGATTCTGGTGCAAAAGAGTCAGCAAATTCACTCTCAAGTTGTCCAAAAGCTAATTTTTGCTTTAACCAACAAGCTTCATTATTACAAATATCTTTTAATTGTTCACTTAGTTCTCTGTGGATTTCTTTTGGAGAATTAGATGTTATTTTTACATCAGGATGTCGTGCATTCCAATGATCTCTTAAATTAATAAGGGCTTCGTTTGTATAACAACTAAATTCATTTAATTTATCTTTTGGTTTTGGGCTACAATTAATTTTTTTTAAGGTTTTAGGTTTAGCTGAACCATATTTAATTCTATTATTACGTGTAAAATTTTTTTTTATTTTTTTTTTGGTTTTTTTATTTCTCATTTTTCTCGTTGTCTTCATAAATATTATTGATATTCTTTTTTAATCCTTTATTTTTTAATTCTGGATTTGTTATATCAACTTCTCTCATTTTTGGTAAAATAAAATTTTCTTCTTTTTTATGTGTAGTTCTTTTAACATATTTATCTAAAGTAGGTAAATCCATTTTTACTGAACGCATCATTAATTTATCTGATTCCATTAAATTTGTTGATAAATCTATACTTAAATTACAGCATTCTTGTATTTCATAATTAATATCTTTATATTCTTCCTGAAGTAGATCATTATTATCAATAATCTTAAAATAATCTATTGATGATTTTATAAATGTATCATATGAATATTTAACATCTGGAGATAAACCTTCTGGAGGTGTATTATTTATTATTTCTTTGAATAAATTTAAAATACGTTTCCTATAAAATTTTAAGTCTTCTTTATTTATTTGTTTTTCTCTCTGTTTCATTACATGTTTCCCCACTAATTCCTTATTCAATAAACAGTCTAAAGTTATTTGGTCGACTAATTTTTGTGACATATTATTATATATTATATATAATAATAATGTATTTTTAATAATTATATTTATTTTAGATATTTTGATATATGCTTTAATGGAATTAAAGCAGCATCATCATTCAATAAGTAATTTGTATAATTATATACATAATCAATATTTGGTGTTTTCTTATTAATTTTTTCATTTTCTATTTCATCGTATTTATCATACAATCTTAATATATCTATCACTATTTTACTACGCTGTATTTCTGAATCATTTATTTTAATCAAATGAAAATTTTCAGGTTTATTTTTATTTTTTAATCTAAAAATTAAATCTTTTAATCCATTATCATTTAATATATCACTTTGTTTCAAATCACCTGTTATAACTATTTTACTATTTATACCTATACAAGTTAATAACATTAACATTTGGTTTGGTGTTGAGTTCTGCATTTCATCTGCTAATATAAATGAATTTTTAAATGTATGACCTCGCATATAACCTAATGGTGCTATTTCTATTTTATTATTTATTATCATATTATTTATTTCAGCTTTTGAATAAAAATCTAAGAAAACATCATATATGGGTCTTGTCCATGGATCCATCATTTTATCTAAATTACCAGGTAAAAACCCAATATTTTCTTCTTCAATTGATACAACAGGTCTAGTTATTATTATTTTATCTATTTTATTTTCTTTTAATTTTTGGATAGCTTTTACACATGCTAATAAAGTTTTACCTGTTCCTGTTGGTCCCACAACAGATAATATAAAATCATTATCTTGTGCTAAAATATTATCATATTTTTTTTGATTTTCAGTTTTTGGAGTATATAAATTAAATTCATTTTTTTTCATCATTATAAATTTGCTGTTCATCTTATTAATGTGAAAATTTATAAAACAATTACTAATATTTATCATTGTAAATAAAAAATAAATAAATTTAATTTTCATTTTATTTACTTTATAAAATAAAAATTATGAAATTCACGTATTTTACCAAGTTTAACATTTTTGTTTAGTAATTTCTTTTACTTGACATCTTGTATTATTATAGAATATTCCAGAACCACATATTTCTGGTGCTGGATTAGGATTAAATGATTCAAATGAATCAGTACTAAATAATAATTGATGAGGATTTGATTGTGTAGGAGTTTGAAATTTATAAGTATATAAATCACTATTTGAATTTGGCACATAAACTGCTTGACTACATTTTTGAAGTGCATAAATTTGATTCCTTAATTCTGATTCTTTATTAATGTTTGTAGCAAAACCTGACCAAGGAGATTGAGTATTACCAGGATTAAATGTTGTATGAACATTATATGTTGGCATTTGGAGTAATGGTACATTTATTGGCTTTCTTGGATCAACAATAGGAAAATATGAATATTTTGTCATAACAGGGCGGACATCTACATAAGGTTGTAATATTTGTGATGGTATATTTCTGTTATAAATTCTTGCATTTGTTTGTTTATGAATATCAGCAACACATTCTTGTGATTGTTTATAAGGATTTTCCATTTGATATATTTATATATTATTATTTTTACATTATTTCAAAAAAAAAGTTTAAAGGTAAAACTATATAGTTATATATCATTATGTGTGGAATTTTTGCACTCCTAAATAATAATAATAATAATATTTATATAATCGACCAATTAATAATTAAAGAACAATTTTATAAAGGGAAAAAAAGAGGACCTGAATATTCTAAATTAGAATATAGTTATATGAAAATGGTTTTAGGATTTCATAGATTAGCAATAAATGGTCTCAATAATCAATCAAATCAGCCTATTGTATATAATGATATTGTATTAATTTGTAATGGTGAAATTTATAATTATAAACAGCTTTATAAATGTATGAATGTTAATCCAAAAACTGATTCTGATTGTGAAGTTATTATACATTTATATCTTAAATATGGAATTGAACAAACATTAACAATGCTTGATGGTGTCTATGCTTTTGTTTTATATGATAATAGAATAAATGAAACCAAAGTTAATCGTATTTACATAGCTAGAGATCCTTTTGGAGTAAGACCTTTATATCAATTGTACAATTTAAATGATAGCATTTTTTATAATTTATTTGGATTTGCATCAGAACTTAAATGTTTAGAATATTTTTACAATTTTAATAAGCATGAATATAAAATTAATCAATTTCGTCCAGGTTCATATTCTGTATTCGAGTATATAAGTGAACTTAAACCTCAGTGGAAACCTAAAATTCAGAATAAACTATATTTTATTACATCATTTTCATATACAAGATTGAGTAATGGTATAAATGGTATAAATGAAATAAAGGAAGAAATCTTTAAAAACATATCAAATTTTTTAAATGTAGCTGTTATTAAAAGATGTAATACAACTGAAAGACCTGTTGCTTGTTTATTAAGTGGTGGTCTTGATAGTAGTTTAATAGCAGCTTTAGTTGCAAATTATTTTAAACAACAAGGTAAAATTATTGAAACATATAGTATAGGATTAGAAGATTCTGAAGATATTAAGTATGCTAAAATTGTAGCTGATTATATCGGTTCAAATCACACTGAAATAATTGTAACTGAAGATGATATGTTTAATTCAATACCAGACGTTATTAAGGCTATTGAAAGCTATGATACTACAACTGTTAGAGCTAGCATCGGAAATTATTTAATAGGTAAATATATTTCTAATAATTCAGAAGCAAAAGTAATTTTTAATGGTGATGGTTCTGATGAATTATTTGGAGGTTATTTATATATGCATAAATGTCCTGATGATATTGAATTTGATAAAGAAACTAGACGATTATTAGAAGATATTCATTTATTTGATGTTTTACGTTCTGATAAATCAATCTCATCAAATGGTTTAGAACCACGAACACCATTTTTAGATAGAACTTTTGTAAATTATATTTTAAGTATACCTGCTTATTTTCGTAATCATACAAATTTTAAGCAATGTGAAAAATATTTATTGCGTAAAAGTTTTACTCAATTATACTTTGAAGATTATGTTGGAAGACAAATTTTGCCAAATGAAATTTTATTTAGAAAAAAAGAAGCATTTAGTGATGGTGTAAGCTCACAAGGACGTTCATTATTCACTATTTTACAAGAAAAGATATCTGAAGAAATGAATAAAAAACATGTAGATTCTATTATTTATAAACCAAATATTTATGTAGAAAAGTTGTATTATAAAAATATATTTAATGAATATTATCCAAATTGTGAAGATATTGTACCTTATTTTTGGATGCCAAAGTATATAGATGCATCTGATCCTAGTGCTAGAACATTAGTTGTTTATGATCAACATGATAATAATAGTTTAAAAATATTACATAATTTTTAATGTATAATTTACTAAAAAAACGCTAATATAGTTATTATATATTTATATAATATGAATAAACATATAATAAATAAATGGCAAGAAAAATTCTTTGATATTTTTATTTATTTATCATATATTTTGGTTATTTTATCAGCATTCGGCTTATCTAAAACAGCACCTGTATACTTAGAAACTTTAGATTATTATGTTAGAATATATATTTGTTTATTTCTAATATGGAGATTTAACCCTTTAAGGACATATATTACTTTTACTAACTTAGATCGTAAAATAGCATTTAGTGCTGGAGCATTTATATTGACAACCACAGCATTAAATCAATATCTCAATTATGCAAAAGAAAAAGTTAAAAATGTTATAAATACAAATGAAAATATAATAAAAGAAAAAGAGTTTTATTAGGATTTATGGTTTTTGTATGTTCTATTTTTTTTATTTCCTCTATTTTTTATAGTTTTTGTTTTTGATGAACGATTAAAAAAATTTTGTAAATGAGTTATTATATGTTTTCCTAACACTTTATCTACTTCATATTCTTTTTTATCTTTTTCTACAACCAAATATTTAAATAATTCTATATGTTCCATCATTATTTTTTCAAATTCATCTTTATCATCTATTAATTGTTTTCCTATCTCTGAATTTATAAATCTATTTAACATTTCATTAAACTTTAGATCATAATAATAAGGCTTTATATTTATATAATAAATATTGTCATTTGCCATTTCTGGATAGAAATAATCATCGATAAAACAAATTTCTGCATCAATAGGAATTTTTGTACATCTAATAAAATCCTTATGAGTTTTATTTTGTGTTGTTCTACATATTTCTACTCGTTTACCGTTAATTTTAAATGCAGCTATAATTTGATCTATTAATTTAAAATTTAATTTTCTCTCAAAATAACTAACTATATTTCGTGCCCATTCACGAGGACCAGTATTATTTGTATATATCATCATTTTGTGGCAGCAGTTAGTTTTCTTTTTGTTCTTTAAGTAGTTTAATATATTTATTATATTAGGTCTTAAAAATTCTGGAAATAAATCTAATATTGCATCAAAATCTGATTGTGTTAAATTATTTTTATTTTTAACTTTTAAATAATTTCTTAAGCTATCCCAAAATATTCCATATTCTGAAAAATAACCTAGAGTTTCATCTAAATCAAATACTATTATTTTCATTATTTATATATATTGAGAAAGATGTATTTTAAAATATTATAATTATATATAATGAATAAAGAAGAAGTTTTTGGAGAATTTGTATCTGCTTTTCCAATTAACCAAATACAATCATTAGACCAAACACCAACATTAAACCAAATATCACAAAATATTAATAATTATATTATTGATAACAATACTCTTTATAAAAAACTTCTTGAAATTGAAATTGAAATTAAAAATTTGAAAAACATGGTAAATAATCTCAAATATCATGTACCTATTAATCATATACAAAATCTACCATCTAGTATGTAACAATCAGTATAATCTATTCAAATATAATCAAATATACTATAAATCTGGAATATTCTAACTAATGACTCTTGGTGATAAATACTAAATCAATTTAGATAATTATTTTATTTGTTATTTATATACACTATGTCTGAACTTACAATTAATGATTATAAACATATTTTAGAATTTTATAATAAACCTTTACCTAAATCTAAACGCTTACTTAAAATGCAAGCAGAAAAAATACTTACTGATAAATTATGCCGATGTATTAAAAAAATTGATTATGATAATGAAAAAAATGAACCACGATCTATTGGAATATGTACTAAAACTATCATTAATAATAAAGGATTTGTACGTGGAAAATTTTCATGTAAAAAAAAACAAACTATTAAAATATTTAAAAATAAGAACAATGTAACAAAAAAAAATAGAAAATAATTATATCAATTTATAGTAATATGATTTATGATATAATTATTGTAGGTAGCGGGATGTCTGGATTATATAGTGCTCTTAAAATTAAAGAGTTTTCACTACATACTTCATTTCTAATTTTAGAAAAATATAAAAAAAATTGGATTGGTGGAAGAACTAGTAATGATAATTTTTATGGAGTTGAAATTGTTACAGGTGCAGGAATTGGAAGAAAAGATACTAATCCACTTTTAATTAAATTAATGAAACAATTAAATATACATTATACTGAATATAATTCAATTATGAATTATTCTAAGACATTTACACCTATTGATATTATGAAATTAATTAATAAATTAAAAATAGAATATAAAAAACATCCTGAATTGCATAATAAAACATTCAAGGAGTTTTTTATTAAAATTCTTGGTAATAATTTATATAAACAATTTTTAATTAGTGCTGGTTACACTGATTATGAAAATGCAGATATACATGAAACAATATATAATTATGGTATGGATGATAATAAAGGTGGATGGACTGGTCTACATGTTCCTTGGAAAAAAATTGTTGATAAGTTATATAAAGTAATTGGTAAAGAACATTTTAGATTTTCATCAGATGTTATTGAAATCAATAAAACTAAGAATAATCCCTGTTTATTTGAGATTAAAACTGAAAATAAAATTTATTATTCAAATCGAGTAATTGTAGCTACTACTATATCAGGAATTAAAAAACTTGTACCTGGAGCGTCAGATAAAGATAGTTTATATCAACAAATTCATGGTCAACCTTTTTTAAGATTGTATGCAAAATTTGATAAAAAATCTTCTGAAATTTTAAAAAAATATGTTACTAATTATACAATAGTTTCTGGCCCTCTTCAAAAAATAATACCAATAGATGCTGATAAAGGAGTTTATATGATCGCTTATAGTGATAATAATAGTGCTATAGCTTTAAAAAATAATTTAGAAAATAATTCTGAAAATCGTAATTTATATTCTAAATTAATCGCAAAATCACTTGGAATACCAGAAGACAGTTTAAAAATTATTTCAATAAAAGATTATTATTGGCCAATCGGAACACATTATTATGAACCATTAAAAAATTTTAAAACAAGAGAAGAATTCGTTTATAAAGCTCAACATCCTGTAAATGGAATGTTAGTAGTAGGTGAAGTTATTAGCAGATATCAAGGGTGGACTGAAGGTGCTTTAGAAAGTGTTAAAGAGGTTGTAACAAAAAAATGGGTTCAAACATCTTGTTAAAATAAGTAATATAAATGGTAACCTATTGATGCAAAACCTAACATTAACAATAATTCAAAAAATTTTCTTGCTGTTTTATCTCCAGTGTATCCAATATAAACTAATAAAGGACCGACAATAAAAACATGGATTAAATTTACCCAAATAGGTTTACCAACATTTAGGTATCCATATATTTTATATAAATGATAAAAAATAATGATAAACCCTAAAAATAATAAAATACTAAATAACGGTTTATATATTTTATCCCTATTTATACCCACATAAAGAAATAATCCACCAACTATTAAAATATGGAATAAATGAACTAATGCGTGCGAATCCATTATATAAATTAATTATATTATTTTCTATATTTAATTTATGGACGGATTTAATTATGAAAACAAAGAAGTTGTCCTCCAAAGTGGAGGAAAAATAGTTCGTAAAGTAAGTATTAAGAAAGGAAGAGGCTTTAAAAGTATTACTAAATATCATAAAGGAAAAAAAGTTTCAACAGTTAAAAGACCAATACATAGAGATCATATTAATTTAATTAAAATTGGTAAATTTATACCTGGCTTATTTTCTGATTGCAAATCTTGTAAAACAAAGAAAAGATAAATATGATGTTGAAAATAGACCTCCACCAGAAGTTCGTGAGGCGGAAGAAATGCGTAATCAACACGTAAATACATATGATGAATGGGCATATATTGAGATTTTCCCACGCAATAGTAATAAGGATAAAGGTGGTAAAAGGAATAAAACATCTAAAAATAGAAAACATAAAATGAAAAAAATTTAAAAACATTAAGACATTAAATAATATTAAACTAATATAAATATTTCATGTTATAATTATTATATAATATGAAGACAGTAAATTTATTTTCTAATGATGATAATGAATCTGACTTATTTAGTTCAAAAGTAACTATTTTTGTTAAAAAAAGAAATGGTAGACAATGTATAACAAATGTTATTGGTATGGCAGATGATTTAGATTTACCAAAAATATTATCTTATCTTAAAAAAACATATAGCTGTAATGGGTCTATAATAAAAGATGAAATACATGGTGAAGTAATGACATTTACAGGAGATCAAAAAGAAAATATTTATAATTTTTTGATTAAAGAAGAAATATATAAAAAAGAAGATATTATTATAAAGGGTATTTAACATTTTATCATTTGATAATGAAATGCTTCAAAATCATCAGCAAAAAGTTCATTTAATTTTCGAATTGCATCACATTCAAGAATAATATCTTCACTATTTGATTTATTAGAAACATTTATTTTTTTTATTGGATGAACTATTTTTATAAACCCTAATTTTAGTAAGATAGATCTAAAATCATCTTCTAAATGTTCAAATCTTCCAATTATATCTACACCACATAAACCATTTATATCTTCTATTTGTTTTTTTTGACTCATAAAAACATGTCCATATTCTATATCTGATATATTATTAATAATATTTGGTTTTTTTATATAATTTATAAAATTAATATTCATATTAAAAATAGTATTAAAATGATTCCAACCAGATAATGCACGATCATATGGATTTCTTATAAAACAAAATTTTGTATAAGAATTCCACTTCTCTTCATCCATATTCATTTCTTTATTTAAATACTCACTAGTTTTAGAGTATACTAATAATCCTAATACTTTATTAAAAAATGAATAATCATAACTACTATTTCCTGTTAATATTGTAGGAAAATGTTTACTTTTACATACTAAAGTATGATCTGGTCTTCTTCTATGTAATAATGGTAAATAACTTATAAAACCATAATATTTTACAAGTGTTGGTCCTATATATGAACCACCTGTTTTTGGAACGTGAATAAATATGGCTTTTATATCATGATTAATATATATCATTTATTTATAATTTTCTTTTATTTTTATATTATTATAACCAACTATTTTATTAAAATAACTATTATTTTTTATAAAATGAATAACATTATATTTTGGTTTAATTATTATCAATTTTGACATAATATTATTGTTATTATATGAATGCATATTAATAATATTATATATTATATAATATATTTAAATTACTTATTTTGATAAATGATCTAAAGCAGATAATAAAACTAATTCTTGATCTGTCAATTTTTGAAATATTAAATTTTTATCCATCGATATTTGAAAATGGCGTCCTGGATAGCCGAAATTTTTACATACACAAAAAACACCATAATCTGTAATTTTCATTTCACAAAATAATGCTCCTTTTGTTAAATATATATTATTTGGATCATCAATTGGAATCCACCTTAAAAATGTACCATATTTTAAATCGTTCATTTCATCTACATATTTGTATTCTCTCAATTTATTAAATATATCAAGTGTTTCTTTTTTTGGAAGATGCAATTCCTTTAATATTTTCAAATTCATTTCTTTTATTTTTTCTGTTGTAAAATTAAATAATGATTCATTTGATTCATCATCTAAAGCTTTTAATAATTTGTTTACATTCATTATTTATTTAAATAAATAAATTTTTATACTATTTATTTAAATTTTTAATTAATATCAAATTTTTCTAAAATATTTACCATGAACCAAATGAACCTCCTCCTAAAACTGAATTTGCTGCTGCTGGTTCCATCGCCATCATTCCTTCAGACATTCCAGGTGTAGCAGCACCTACTAAAGGTGTATTATCCTGCTTATACATTGCATCATAATTTGGTAATTGTTGAGTTGGTGTTGAACTCAATGCTGAATCATAATTTGGTAATGAACTTATGGCTGTTCCATCAGTATATCCACCCATTGATTGTCCTGTAATTGGTCCTGATTGACCAGAAATAGGTTGAGATACCTTTACCGTTCCATTCTTTCCATTCTTCTTTTTATTATCAGTTTTTCCATTCCATAACTCAAAAATTCTATCAACTAAAATAGAAACTTTCTCTCCAAGTTTTGTTTGTAAACTCATAGTAATCATTAATATTGCTAAAATTATATAAACAATTTGTACTTCTGGATATTTCACACCACTATATGTAGGGATAAAAGTTATTATTCTATTTATAATAAGTAAACCAATAAACATAACAATTATCTGAATTATTACTTCTGCTGTTATTTCTAAACTACTTTTTTTGTCATCTGATTCTGGAATATATTTTTGCATTGATTTATTTAAAATTATAATTGGTATAATTGCTATAATTGAGTATTGAATAATATTTAAGATTTCAGATTTTGAATCATCGTCAAAATTAAAAACATGTTTAAAGAAACTTTTTGAATCATCCGAGCTATCCATTATGTTTTATATTTAGAAATAAAAATAACAAAAATGTGTTTACTATGTTAAACTATATTAAAGATTATTCTAAATAATATTAAATAATGGATCACATTGCTGAAGAATATGGTAATATGTCTGAAGCATTTCTTAGAATTGGTAGAGAGATAGCAGGTAAAGATTTTGATCGTAAATCTAGTGAATTTGATAATAACAACAATTCTACTGAATTTAAAACTATACCTGTTCTTAATAATTTACAATTTAGACGTGTAAAAAAATTAACACCTGAAGAACAAGAAGATTACGATAAAAACAGAGAAGAAAAAAAGAAGCATGAAAATGAATTATATGGTACAGGTAATGTATCTGATAGAATATTTTCTAATTTACAGAAATTTCAACACGAAGAATATCAATACCTAAATATTCTTGAAAATATAATTGAAAATGGATTCTGGGAAGAAGGTAGAAATGGCAAAACAAAGAGTATTTTTGGAAATTCAATGCGTTTCTCTCTAAAAGATAATAAGATACCTATTTTAACTACAAAGAAAACAGCTTGGAAGACTTGTCTAAAGGAATTATTGTGGTTTATTCGTGGTGAAACTGATAATACTACTCTTAAAGCACAAGGTGTTCATATTTGGGATGCAAATGGTTCGCGGGAGTTTTTAGATTCAAGAGATCTTAATCATTATCAAGAAGATATTTTAGGACCTATTTATGGTTATCAATGGAGAAATTTCAATGGAGATTATGAAATTTGTTATTGTAAACCTTTTAGTAATTGTCGTTGTAATGATATTGAATCCAATCCTGATAGAATTGATCAATTAAAACAAATTATTGATGCTCTTAAGGACCCAAAACAATGCACAAGTCGTCGTCTAATTATGTCAGCTTGGAACCCTTGTCAATTAGACCAAATGGCTCTTCCTCCTTGCCACATTCTATGTCAATTTAATGTCCATGATGGAAATAAATTATCATGTGCAATGTATCAGCGCAGTGGAGATTTTCCACTAGGAATTCCGTTTAATATTGCATCTTATTCATTTTTAACGCACTTGATAGCAAAACATTGTGGATTAGAAGCTTATGAGTTTGTTCATTTTGTAGGAAATTGCCACATTTATGAAGATCATATTGAACAAATGAAAGAACAATTAACAAAAGAACCTTTTGAATTTCCAACATTATCTATAAAACAAATTAGAGAGAATATTGATGAATATCAAGTTGAAGATTTTGAAATACATAATTATAAAAGTCATGAAGCTATTAAAATGAAAATGGTTGCTTAACTGTTTTTTAAGATCCATTCAGTTAAATAATCAAATTCGCCTGGTGATTTTTCTTTAAAAATAGTAATTGAATCATTAGTATCACCACGTGCTAACCAACCTGATCCAGCTATAAAAATACCATATGAACCACTACCTCCGTTATTTAACAATTCAATATGATATTGTGTTGGATAAATATGAATTGTTTTAATCATATTTGTATTTATGATTTTATCACCTAATTTTATAAAAGTTTTGAATTTTGTTGACATTTATAGTGTAATATATTATAATTATTTTAAATTATTTAAATATATTAATTTCTATTTTTTCTTGTTTGATTTGTTACTCTTGAATTTAAGTGAGGAATTTTATAAGAAATAAAACAAATTGATGTTAAAACTGTTCCATGATCTTCTTTAACATCTAATCCTTCATATACAAATATTTTACCAGGATGATATTTATATCCTTTATCAGTTACATTATCTTTATACATTTTGGCTCCACCTTTTGTTTTACCAAAATTTCTTCTTTCAATTATACCATCAATTGAATCTTCTAATGATTTTTCTGCTTCTTTTCTTGAACCACTTCCTGAATATTCACATGCAAACCCACCTAAATATTTACCTTTTGGATCATAAACACTTGTTGTCATAACAGCTGAACTAATAAATTTACCTTTCTCTCCATTAGCTTGAGCCTTAATACATTCAAGAACTTCACCCCATTGAAGACGTTTTAATCCCTCTTTTTTTGAAATTTGTTTTGCACCCGTTGGCATTACACTTGTATATTCAACAATATTAGCATTTTGAATTCCAGCCATTGTTAATGCTTCATCATACGAACCTGTCTCATAAGGTAAACCCTCAGACCCAATATTTGATTCTCCATAACCTGAAGTTATAAAATATTCATATGGAACACGATTACCTAAAATTATATCTCTCATATATATTATTTATACGAAAATTTAAAAATTCATTATTAAATTTATCATTTTTGCGTAAGTTATTTAGAAACAAATTGTATTATATTTATATTATGAGTTCAAGATCACTTGCTGCTGCTAGAGCTAGACGTGCTGGAGATGCTGCTCCACCTATTAGTGGAAATAGACCTGTTACCTCAATTGGTTCACAAGCTGCTTTTGCCCAACAAATGCCTTCACATATGAGTTATAATATGCCACCACCACCAAACAATGTTAGAACTGCTAGAGCTATGCAACATTCTCAACAACAACAACATGCTAGACCACCTCCACAACAATATCAGCAATTTTATGAACAAAATCAACAATCTTCAAATGGGTTGCCCTTTCAAAAACTTAGTATTTCAGATGCTATAGGACTTATTACTTTAAGACTTGGAAGAGTTGAACAATGGATTATTGATACTGATCACGAAACTGATAATGAAAATAAACCACAATTGTCATCTGATGGATATAGTATTCCTGATAATCATAAAGTTATCGATAATTCTGTATTAACTTCCATAATTAATAGACTCGATTCACTAGAAAAAAATGGAATTCCTAGTTCTTCTAATGATTTCAAAAATTTAACTGAAGAGTTTAAGTCATTAACTGAACAATTTAAAAGAATGGGTGAAGATGTATCTAAGCATACTATTGAAATTGCAAAAAATACTGAACAAGTTTTTAGATTTAATAGAGAATTAACTGAAACCAAAGACATCCTTAAATCATTTATGGTTAAATATGATATGTTCACACATGAAACAACTCAAAATTTTACAGATTATGAAGTGGCATTATCGGAATTAGAAAAACGTTTACCTGTTGTTGAAGAAAAATTAGAAACTAAATATACAGATGACCTAATTGGAACTAATATAAGTGATATTAATGAAATTGATGGAGAGAATAATATTATGTCAGTTGATTTAAAAAATATGATTAAACACGAATTAGCTAATAGTTAAAAAAACATATTAAAAATAATAAATTATAATATTTAATATGGAATCTTCTAATAATAAAAATGTGAATTTTATCATAAGTGATAAAAGAAAAAAAGATATATTTATTTCTATTTTTCAACTTTTAAAAAGTTCATCTTCACAATTTAATTTAACAATTAATGAAAATACATTTCATGTTCAAGGAATGGATAAATCACATGTCTGTTTATTTGATTTAAATTTAAAATCTAATTGGTTTAACAATTATTATGTAGATAAAAAATATGATTTATGTTTTGATGCTGCAACATTTTATTCAATTATAAATACTAAAAGTGATGACCAAAGTTTGATATTTTATTTAGAAGAAGGAAAATATGACACATTATCGATTGAACTTAAAAATAATGAAACAACAAAAAAGGGTGATTATAATAAATTTTTTAAATTGCCTTTACTTGATTATGAATATGAAGAAATGGGAATACCTGAAACAGATTATGATTCTGAATTTATACTCCCATCTAAAAAAGTTACAGATATGTTATCACAATTAAGTAATTTTGGAGATAATATTAATATTAAATGTTGTGAAAATTATGTTGACTTTAAAACTTCTGGAAATTCAGTAGAAATGCGTGTAAATGTTCATGTCGATGACATGACTAGTTATGCAGTTGTTGAAGATGATGAAATTGATTTATCATATAGTTTAATTTATATAAATAAAATGTGTATAACAAATAAATTATCACAAGATATTGAATTTTGTATGAGTAAAGAGTGTCCAATGAAAATTACTTATAATTTAGGAGATGATAGTTTTCTTATATTTCATATTGCACCTAAATTATCAGATGATTAACTTCGTTATAGTTAATAAATATTATTATCATTTTTAATTAAGATGAGAATAATAATAGGATTTTGTATTTTTTGTTTAGTTTTATTTTTATATTTACATATACAATTTCATTTAAAAACAGGTGAAGATCTTGAAATGTATGAAATTGAACAACCATCAAAGGATAAATTGGAAGAGATATGTGATTTAAGACAACCAGTCTTATTTGATTTTGATTGTGAAAAAATAATAGATACCTCTAATCGTAATTATATATCAAATAATTATCATGCTTTTGAAATTAAAGTAAGAAATAATAGAGAGAATGATAATAATTCCGAATTTTATATGCCCTTACCACTTCATTCAGCAATTAAACTTTTTGACGAAGATAAGTATTCTACTTATTTTTCTGAAAATAATTCCGAATTTTTAGAAGAAACTGGTGTATATAAAAACTTACGTTATAATGATGAGTTTTTAAGACCATATATGGTGTCAAATTGCAATTATGATATATTAATGGGAAGTCAACATACTTGCACACCATTCAGATATGAGATTAATTATAGAAATTACCTTTTATTAACTCAAGGAAGCGCACAGATTAAACTTGCACCACCACACAGTATTAAATATTTATATACTATCTATGATTATGACAATTTTGAATTTAGATCTCCAATTAACCCATGGAGTCCTCAACCTAAGTATGTTGCTGATTTTGATAAAATTAAGTGTCTCGAATTTACTTTATTACCAGGAAAAACATTATATATTCCTGCTTATTGGTGGTATAGTATTAAATTTAGCGATAATACTAGTATTTCTAGTTTTAATTATAGAACTTACATGAATAATTTAGCTATCTTACCTTATATTTGTTTACATGCATTACAAATACAAAATGTTAAACGTGATGTTGTTAAGAAGCTTAATATTAATGAAATTAATAAAAATGATAAATTATCAGTTAATAAAGAAGATTTACATAATACTAATATTAATAATAATAATAATAATAATAATAATAATAATAATAATAATAATAATAATAATAATAATAATAATAATAATAATAATAATAATGATAATGATACTAATAATGATGATAATATTTCAAATGAAAATACTAACATTAATGATATACCACAACCTTTTTTATCTAATGATAAAGATATTGGAATGACAATTTAATCATTTATATAAAATAATACTATTATATATAAATGAGATTAACTAAGTTTTTTTCGACTGTGAATCCTTTTTCTACTAGGCGTAGAAGAAAAAGACATAAAACTAGAAGACAAAAAAAAAATATTAGGCATACAAAAAGACGTATTATGCGTGGTGGCTGAGGCGAATCTATTCCTCTTCCTAAAAAAAATATTATAAAAGGAGGATGAGGAGAAACTTTTACAAATATAAATATATAAAAAATTATTATAATTATTTTCTGGAATGACAATTATTATTTTTAATTATGGTAATAATTAGATATATAAAAATTTATTAAATAATTAAATCTTTAAATTCTTCTTTAATTATTTCTTCTCTAATTTCAAAATTTGTAATTTTTGTTCTGCAAAAAGCACAACATGGTGTTTGTTTTTTCTCATTTTGTAAAGTTTTTTTTACACAATCCTTACAAAATTCATGTCCACAATTTAATTTTATGAAACGGTTTTTTTTTAAATTCTCATAACAAATATTACAATCACAAACTTCACTTTCATTTTCTTGATCTAATGATATTTCTGTTTTTATATCAAATTTTCTATGCTGATTTAGATATTCATTATTATTTCTAGTATGTAGACTATTTATCGCTTCCATAAATAATAAATAATCTGCGATTTCACCAAATGTTCCTGTCTGTCTCCTTCTATCTATAATAGTAGAATAGAATAATATTCTCAATAAAGAATCACGATTCAATTCTGCTGCTACATTTTCTGTCGATGAAGTTCCTTGTTGATTTTGTTGCATTTCTTGTACTTCTTCTGATTGTGCTTCTTGAGATAAATTTCTATTTGCATTAAATATTGTTTCATAATATGAAATGATTTTCGATATACATAAGCCTATATTATTTCTCATTATAGCAGAACATTTTTTTATTGCGAAAGCCTTAATAATATTTGGAACAATTAGTGCTTGATCTAAGATAAATTCGCGAAAAGAATTTAAACCATTATTTATTATATAATTTCTACAGGATTCATCAAATTCATTTAATCTTTCATCATTACAATTTGTTATTATATGTCCTGGTGTTCTACAAAATGAACAACATCTAACATGAATATTTGCATTTCTATTTTCAGCATTCATAAATTCAAGACTCATTTTGTTTATTGGGTTAAATGTCATTTTATTATTATATTATTAATTTATTCAATTTTTTATTTTTTTAAATAACATAAAGACATTACTACATATATGTAGTAAGAATGATAACAGAAACACTTAAAATTCACATACATGACAGAAGTTATAGCTCATGGGAAGTATTTGATACAAACAAATTTAATAAAATTAATATTAATATAAATCCTCTTGAAAGTAAGTTATTTACAAATGATGTATTTACAGTTGATTCTAAAATAGTAAATATAGTTCATTCGTCTATAAGATCAGGACCAGCTATACCAGGAGTTTTAATTCTTGATGGAAATAAAACTTATGGAAGAGAAAAAAAATTAATTCAAGGAAAAACATATACAAAGGATAATGCAAAATTATCTGGAGGTAAATTATTATACAAATGTATACCTGATGATATTAGATTACCATCATTTTTAGTACCATACGAAATTAAAACAATGGGATTTTCAAAAGTATTTACAAATATTTATGTTACTATTAAATTTGAAAACTGGGAAGAAAAACATCCAAGAGCAAAACTTGATAATGTTATCGGTTCAGTGAATGTTTTAGATAATTTTTATGAATATCAGTTATATTGTAAGAGTTTAAATGCATCTATACAAAAATTTCAAAAAGATACTACTCGATTATTAGAAAGTAAATCTCATGAAGGAATTATTGAATTAATAATTTCTAAGTATCCAAATATTCAAGATAGAACAAACCAATCATTATGGAATATAATAACAATTGATCCATTAAATAGTCTTGATTATGATGATGGCTTTGGTATTATTGAAATGGAAGGAGGAGTTAAACAATTAAGTATATATATATCTAATGTTACTATTTGGATGGATGTATTGAATTTATGGAATTCATTTTCTAGAAGAATTTCAACAATTTATTTACCAGATAAAAAACGTCCGATGTTGCCAACTATATTATCTGATTGTTTATGTAGTTTACAAGAAAATGTAAGACGTGTTGCATTTGTTATGGATGTATTTATAAAAGATGGTTCTATAATTGATATTAAGTTTTGTAATGCCATTATTAAGGTATCTCATAATTATGTATATGAAGATCCAAATTTGTTAGGTAATCCTAAATATCATAATATTTTAGATACTGCACAAGAGCTATCTAAAAAATATAAATATATTAATAATGTTCGGAGTAGTCACGAACTTGTATGTTATTTTATGATATTAATGAATTTTCAATGTGCCACTCAACTTATTAAGTATAAAACAGGTATTTTTCGTTCTACAATCATCAAAAAAGATTTTAGTGTTCCAGATACACTACCTGAAGATGTCGGAAAGTTTATTAAAATTTGGAATAGTGCATCTGGTCAATATATTGATGGTTCAGAAATTGTTGATACCAGACATGAATTGCTTGATGTAGATGCTTATATTCATATTACTAGTCCTATAAGAAGATTGGTTGATTTACTTAATATGATTAAGTTTCAAAATGTATCAAATATGGTTAATTTCTCTGAAGAAGCTAACAAATTTTATATTAAATGGTTAAATGAAATTGATTATATTAATACAACAATGCGTTCAATTAGAAAAGTACAATGTGATTGTTCATTATTAGATTTATGTCATAATGATCCAGTTATACTAGAAAAAGAATATGATGGATATTTATTTGATAAAATATATAGAAATGATGGTTTATATCAATATATTGTATTTTTACCTGAATTTAAATTATCTTCAAGAATAACTTTGAGAGAAGATCTTGATAACTTTACAAATAAAAAATTTAAACTTTTTTTATTTAATGATGAAGAAAAATTTAAAAGGAAAATTCGTCTTCATTTGTTATAAATTTTAGTAATAAAAAATATATGTAATTAGTTTAAAAAAATAATGATATGTTATTATATAATTATGATTGTTGCATATATTTTATTATTTAAATGTATTTATACATATGCTTTAAATTGTACTGTCTCGCAGGTTCATATAGCTCAAGGAATAGATTCTACTTCTATGACTATTTCTTGGTTAACACCTGATAATTGTTTTTCTCATGTAGCATATGGATTTAACAAAATATTAGACAATAATGTTCACGGTTCATGTTCCTCATATGATTTTTATTATGATAGAACAGATTTTCCAAAATATTACAAAAGTGGATTTATTCATCATGTACTATTAACAGATTTAAAACCTAATTCAGAATATTATTATCAATGTGGTGATTTTATTAAAGAGACAACTAGTAAAATATTATATTTTAAAACATTACCAAAAAAAGGTGATAATATGAAACTTACATTTGGTATATTAGGTGATATAGGTCAGACAATACATTCTTTATCAACTATAAATCATATTCTAAAAGAAAATATAAGTATGATTTTACATGCTGGAGATTTAAGTTATGCTGATTGCAATCAGACGTTATGGGATTTATATGGAGAAATGATTGATCCCATAGCTTCTCGTACACCATGGATGGTTGGACCTGGAAATCATGAAATCGAGTTTAATGGAACTGATTACAATCATCTATTTACTGCATTTGAACAAAGATATCGCATGCCTTATTATAAAGAAGCAATATATGGAGATGTTATCATAAAGAGTGATGTAAATCAAAAAATAGGAATGCCTTTTTGCACACCAAGTATTTTTCAGACAGAATATAATTTTGGTAATTCATTTTATTCATTTGACAGCGGATTAGCTCACATTATTTTTTTAAATCCATATACAAATTCAACACCTACATCTCAGCAATTTATTTGGTTACAAAATAATTTGGAATCTGTTAATAGAACTGCTACACCATGGGTTATTGTTATTATGCATTGTCCTTGGTATAGTTCTAATGTAAATCATTATGCAGATGAACAAACTGTACAAATGCGTAAATATATGGAAAATGTATTTTATAAATATAATGTGAATATTGTTTTTAATGGTCATGTTCATGATTATGAAAGAAGTTATCCTGTTTTTAGAAATAAGACAGATGAATATGGAATTGTATATGTCACTATTGGAAATGCTGGAAATCCAGAAGGTCTAGATAATGTATATTACGAAAAACCTGAATGGAGTGCGTTTAGAAATGGAACAGAATATGGATATGGCAAGTTAACTATTATTGATAAAAAAATATTATATTGGAGATGGTATATTAATGATGGTAAGCAAATGTTATCAAGAGATCAACTATTATTATGTAATACATTTTTTGGTGATAGTAATTGTCTTTAAATTTCACATTTTTTAAAGATTTTTAACTAAGTTTAATAATATATTTTTTATTTCTACCGCCTCACTAACAATGTTTTTATCTTCAATGTCTACAATAATGCTCTCAAGTAGTTCAAACTACTTTTTTGTTTCATAAATAATATCGTCTTTTTCGTGTTCTTGATTTTCGCTGAAAGGATAGAATACTACACTCGAATCGTGATATCCCGTCTCAAAGTAATTATTATCGTCTTCTTCATCTTCGTTCATTGTCCAAGTATCCTCCACCCTAATATTCGCTGTGAAGAATTCAATGGCTCTCATAAAGTTATTATATTCACCATTCGCTGTCATATCACAATGTTCTGGATTGTCAAGAATACTTTCCATTAAAATATAAGTTTGTTCAAAAACTTTATTAAGTAATTTGGAGGTCATTTCAGGTACCATTCTCTTTGCTTATTAATATGTTTAATATTGTTATGATTTTTCATTTCATTTTTTTAAATATAAAATAGTAAATAAAATATATAAAAATTTTCACATATTTTATAAATTTAATCAATTATTTCTAAATTTTTTTTGATTGTTACTTCTTTTGCTATATTTTTTATTATTTTTTCTTCTTTTTCAGTATCATTATTTCCAGCCCCTCCCATTGCTTCTATAACTAATTTACTATATTGATCCGCATATTTTGACTCGCTAAAATTACACCCTGGATGTAACTCTTTAAATTTTGGTAGTAATCTTTGATTTTTACATGCAACACTTTTTATTACTTGTTTTATTTTATTCTTTTCATTATCTTCTTTTTCCCATTTATCTTCATCTTTTATATATATTACTTCTCTCTTTTTATCTGCACAATGTATTGGTCGTTCTGTTACATCTAATGCGTTTAAATTTTTTACAATAATGTTTGAAATACCGTCTACATACCCTAATTTACCCACATCTTCTAAGTCTGAAAGTTGAAGTTGGAGAGAATTTACAAAATCAGTAATATTCATAGCATTTTTACATGTTTCATTTAAGAAAAATTGTAAATTAAATGTTTTATTATTTGAATTTATATTGCTGTTGGAAATATTAGGTTGATTATTTGTTAAACCTGTACATATATCAACTATTTTATTTGTCAATTCCTGATTTTGTTTTACAACATCTAGCACTAAATTTGTAAGTATTTTAATATCACTTTCACTAACTGATTTATCATCTGGTTTGATTATTTCATTATGTAAAAAAACACAGTGTTTTCGGTGAGTATGCAGTCCTTGTCTATACTTATAATTTTTACCACAATCACATGTAAATAGTTTGGAACTTTTCGGAACTAAAATGTCATCATTAATGTCATTATTGTCATTATTTTTGTGTTTAGGTGTTAACAAATGTCTATCGTATTGGCTTTTTCTACACGTTGAATAGTCACATACTATGCACTCAAATTTTACAGAACTTTTCGGAACTAAATTTGTCATCATTTTCCTATATAAATGAATGACATTAAAAAGTTCCTAAATAGTTTTTAGTAAAAATAATAAATTTTTATCATTACAAAAAATAATTTTAAAGTTTGGTTTGTGACGATAAATTTTCAACATGGTAAGGAAAATTTTTTGTCAGTAAGAAGTGTTTTGGCTTTTGATTTTTGGACATTTTTTTTGTCCATTTTTGAAAAGTTAAAAAAACTTTCCCAAAGATTTTTACTTCATAACCTTTCATATGTAGGGAGTTTTTTTCTTTAAAATTAAGAAAAATCGAAAAACTACTACATTATGTAGTATAGCTTCTTTAAATCAAAAAATATATATATATTTTATTATTTAAACAAGAGTACCTTCCAAATAAAATTTTATAAGTGCAGATGTATTATATAACATTATACATTTATTAAAACAACTCATAAAAATCTTTATATTTTCATCATTTCCTATTAAAGGAAAGAACTTTAGATGTGATAAGTTTGATTCACTATATGTTACTTCTATTTCAAAATACAATCCACAACTATTTTTAGTATATTTTTTGCACCAATATTTACTATTATAATTATTGTAGCCAATAACTGTCATTTCACATTCATTTATCAAAATATTTCTAATAACATTATCAATAATATCTTTATTGATAATGATCTTCAATTCAATAATATCTCTAATTTTATATTTCTCTCCATATGTTCTCATATGCTTATTTTCGATTTTCATCGGATAAAAGCAAACAGTCATTTTGATGATATATGTTGATGTCATTTAGTATACTTTAAATTTTTTGTATTTTTTTATTTCAATTTTTTTAAATACTTTTAATTTATTATTTGTTAAAATAATATAAAGAAATTCGCAGTATATAATATACACTTAATATGGTAAAGGTTTGTTCATATAATTATACCAAGTCTGACGATAACACGTATGACGAATATTTTAATCAATATTCTTATCCACTTCACGATTTTCAAAAGTGGGCACTAAAAGCTATTGTTGATGGACATCACGTATTGGTGTGTGCTCCAACTGGTTCTGGAAAAACTTTACCTGGAGAATTTGCACTTCAATATTTTCATCAAAAAGGCAAGAAGACTATTTATACAAGTCCCATTAAAGCTCTTTCTAATGAAAAATTTTATAATTTTACACATAAATATCCTGATATTTCTATTGGATTGATTACTGGAGATATTAAAACTAATCCAGATGCTGATGTTTTAATTATGACTACTGAAATTTTACTTAATAAATTATATCAGATCAAAAGTTCTACTCCAAATATTTCATCCTCTGTATCTTTTGATATGGATATTGAAAATGAATTAGGATGTGTTGTGTTTGATGAAATACATATGATTAATGATGAACATAGAGGACATGTTTGGGAACAGTGTATTATGTTATTACCATCATATGTTCAAATGATCGGATTATCTGCTACATTAGATGATCCTGAAAAATTTGCATTTTGGCTTGAAACTAAGGGTGATATTAGCAATAAATCTGAAAAAGAAGTTTATTTAACTAAAAAACAAGTCAGAGCTGTACCACTTATTCATTATAGTTTCATTACTGTAACTAACTCAATTAATAAATGTATTCGTGATAAAACAATTCAAGAAGAAATAAGAAATCTTACCAATAAACCTTTTGTAATTCAAGATGAAAAAGGAGTTTTTAATGATATTAATTATCAAAACACAAATAAAATGTTGAAATTATTTGAAAAGCATGATATTAGAGTTAAACGTCAGTTTGTATTAAATAAATTAGCTGATTATTTAGTTGAAAAAGAAATGCTTCCTGCACTTTGTTATGTATTTTCTAGAAAACAGTTAGAAAAATGTGCTGAAGAAATGACATCTAATTTGCTTGAATTTGATAGCAAAGTTCCTTATATTGTTGACAGAGAATGTGAACAAATCATTCGCAAATTACCTAATTATGAAGAATATTTACATCTACCTGAATATGTTAATACAGTTAAACTTTTAAGAAAAGGTGTTGGAATTCATCATGCTGGATTAATGCCTATTTTAAGAGAAATGACCGAACTTTTATTTGCTAGAGGATTCATTAAAATATTATTTTGCACTGAAACCATGAGTGTTGGTATTAATTTACCAGTTAAAACTACCATTTTTACGGATATTAATAAATTTAATGGTGAAATAGTTCGCACCTTATACAGTCATGAGTATACTCAGGCTGCAGGCAGAGCAGGCCGTCTCGGTTTAGATACAGTTGGACATGTAATCCATTTGAATAATTTATTTCGTGATGTCGAATCAGTTAATTACAAGTTGATGATGAATGGTAAACCACAGACTCTAACATCGAAGTTTAAGATTTCTTATAATCTTTTATTAAATCTTCTTGACATTGGTGATAATAATTTAATACAGTTTGCAAGTAAGAGTATGATAACTGGTGATTTGGATAAACAAATGGGAGAAATTTACAATAAAATTAGCTTATTAACTGCTGAATTAGATAAAAATAAAAGCTATTTACATAATTTAAGAACACCTATTGATATTATAAATGAATATAATGATTTACAAAATAATCTTCGATCTTCAGTAAATAAAAAACGAAAAGAAATTGAGAGAAAAATGCAATATATTAGAGATAATCATAAATTTTTACAACAAGATTTACTAAGTTATTTAAATACATATGAAAAAGAAAATGAAATAAATGCATTACAAAATCAATATAATTCACTAAATTCATATTTTAAATCAGGTGTAGGAACTGTGTTACAATTATTAAAAGAAAAATTATTTATTGATGGTGATAGACTTGATGAAAAATCTCTTAAATTAACAATGATCGGAAAAATTGCTACACAAATTAGAGAGATTCATTGTTTGACATTCGCAAAATTATATCAAGAAAAGTCTTTAGAAAATTTTTCGCCAAAACAATTAGTTGCATTATTTAGTTGTTTTACAAATATTAGAGTAACTGATGAATTTAAAGATAATGTACCAAAATCTGATGATCGTATTCTGAATGAATTTATAATTAAAATAAATGAAATATATGATTATTATGAAGATATTGAAATGAATAAAAATATTAATACAGGGTTTGATTATTCAATACATTATGATTTATTAAATTATGTTGAAAAATGGTGTGATAGTGAATCAATTGAAGATTGTAAATTAGTTTTACAGGAGTTAGGTGCAAAAAAAGAGATCTTTTTGGGTGAGTTTGTAAAGGCACTTTTGAAAATAAATAATATTTCAAGTGAGTTTGAGAAGATTGCTGAAATGACAGAAAACATTGCATTTTTAAGTAAACTAAAAGAAATACCACATATAATATTGAAATATGTGGTAACAAACCAGTCGCTATATGTATAGAAATTTTATAATTATAAAATTATATAAAATTATATAAAAATATATTTTTATATAATTATAATGATATATCGTTTGATACAATTAAATGGAATTTATGATATTATATGTGCATTATCATTATTAAATTACATTCCATATTTACGTTACCTTCATTTAAATATAATAAAACACCACCATTATAAGAATAAATTATTTGAGAGATTTTTTGCTTATTGGATATTCACATATGGTGTAATAAGAATATATGGAGATTATAGATTAAGTGCTTATTCATATTATTTAGAAGCAGGCTTTATTTTGAACGAATATGTAAACAATTATGCACATAATGATCAGTCATTATTTGTAATTATAAGTTCAATATTTATGGGAAGTTTATGTTTTTTAAATTTATAAATAATATATATTTTCAAAACTACTTAAAGAGAAAAATGCTGTTTTTGAAAAAGGAAAAGTATTTTAACTTTTAAAAAATGGACAAAAAAAATGTCCAAAAATGGAAAGCCAAAACACTTCTTACTGAGAAAAAATTTTGTCTCGATAGTGAAAATTTATGGTCTAAAATTAAACCATAAATTTTTATTTTTATAGCATAATTTTTCAAAAAAAAACTTAAATAAAAAATCTGTTGTTAGTTTATGACAACGGATGACAACGTTTTTTTAAGCAAATTCAGCAACCATTTTTATTGTAAATGTTGTGACTATACTACCGTAAGAAAACATAATTTTAAAATTCATCTGGAGAGCAATAGACACAAAAACAACGAAAATGACAACGAAAACAACGGTAATTCAGCAAAAATTAGCAAGACCTATAATTGCGAAAATTGTGATAAATTATTTAATGATCGTGCAGGATTATGGAGACATAAGAAAAAATGTTTTCAAAAAGATATAATAATTCAATCTGATCCATCAGACAAAGAGCTTATTATGATGCTGATTAAAGAAAATTCTGAACTTAAAACTATGATGATGAAAGTTATTGAAAATGGAACACATAATACTACAACTACTCATACTAACTCTCATAATAAAGCCTTTAATCTAAATTTATTTTTAAACGAAACTTGTAAAGATGCCATGAATATTACTGATTTTGTTGAATCTATTAAACTTCAATTAAGTGACTTGATAGATGTAGGAGAACTTGGTTATGTAGATGGTATTTCAAAAATAATTGTGAAAAACTTAAATAACTTAGACGAAACTATTAGACCAATACATTGCACTGATAAGAAAAGGGAAACATTTTATGTTAAAGATCAAAATCAATGGAATAAAGAAGATGAAAATAAAACTAAAATAAAAAAAGCAGTTCAAAATATAGCTAACAAAAATATCAGATTATTACCTCAGTATAGAGCTAAATTTCCAGATTATAATGATTCTGAATCAATTCATTCAGATGAACATAGTAAAATAGTTATTGAATCTATGTCATGTGATAAAGATAAAGATGATAAAATTATTAAAAATATTTCTACTGCTACTACGATTCACAAATTTTAATTTTTATTTATATATTTCTTAATTTTAATGCATTTAAAACCTCAGCATAAGACCATGTTAAATCATATGCTGAAATTTGTTCTCCTGTATTTTTATCGATTTGTTCGTACATATGAAAATCATATGATTTTATATAAGCCTTAATTCTTAATAATAATCCATCTCCTTGGGCTTTAAAAAAATTTACTTCATCACTAGGTATTGAATTTACATTTAATGCTTTTGACCACATATTTAATGTATTCTGTGTCATCATATATCCAGATTTTAATCTATTTGATATTCTATACATTAATGACGATAAAGCAGCACTAGTTAAAATCCAAGGATTACCTCCAGCATATATATCACCTGGATAACGACCATATAAAATTCCATAAAAATCTTTATCTTTTAAATTAATTGAATATTCTATACTGAATACTTGATTATAATAAAATACAGTAGACGCTACTTCATAAGATAATGGGTCTAAGAAATTGTCTGTAGAATCGTAACCATAATTTAACGCTACTATAACTGCACCATCTACAGGTCTATTATTAGATTCATAAAAATAAAATCCATTCCAATGTGTAGAGTAAATATTATTTTTAATCAAATTTGCAACATTCAACCAAGTTTTAGCTTCATTTGTGTAACCTAAACTACTAGCTAATTGTGAACCAAGTGATAATGCTTTTGCCATTGTAACTCTATTCCAAAAAAAATCACTATTCGTTATTTCCTCCCATAAGTCACATGTATTAGAATCATAACCAGATACAATATAGTCTAAATTAAATTTAATAGATGTCCAAGATTTAGCTACGTCTGTCATTGTATTAATTAGAGTGATAGCCTGTAATCCTGGACCATCATTTTGTGGTCGACACCAGCCACCAGTATAGGCTGTTCCCGAAGGAATTTCATATTTTGGTTCTATTCTAATATCAATACTATTTGGGTCTTTTTTACTTTGAATAAGTTGAATCCATTTTAAATAATCATTGCTATATTTTTGAGTGAATGTTTTATTCGTATAATAATACAGAGTATTAATGGTTAAAGCTCCATCTCTCGCCCAGTGATAAAAGTAAGAGCCGCCTGGAGTATGTAGGTCTGGAGCAGCCGCAACAGATCCAGTAGAATTGATATCAATGTTGTTTAAAAAATATTTGAAAAATGTATTTACTTCAGACTCATAAAATGGAATAGTTGGTTCATTTAATGCATTGTAATAATTGGTAACTAATTGTTTATTAGGGTATGTACAATACGCAGTATTATCATTTGTTTGTTGCCAACAACAACCTTTATTTATACATTCATTTTGGCCAATACCTAAATAACCACAATCATTACGGCCTAATGATGTAGAAGAATCAGGACAAATTAGATTAATAGATTTTGTGTTAGTTAAAAAAGTAGTGAATAAAAATAAACTTGTAATTATATTCATATATTATATAATGAATATAATATTTATATCATAATAATAAAATATTAAAAAGTAAATAATTAACTATATTATGAAGATTTTAGATGATGTTAAACTAGACTTCACTGATGTTTTAATGTTGGCTAAGCGAAGTCAATATTCATCACGTTCTGAAGTTTCTCTCGAAAGAACATTTAAATTTAAATATTCTCCTCATACTTGGACAGGTGTTCCAATTATGGTAAGCAATATGGATACAACTGGAACTATTGAAATGGCTCTTGAAATGCAAAAACATAAGGTATTAACATGTTTACATAAATATTATACTGTTGATGATTTAAGAGATACTTGTTTAGATATTAGATATTGTGCTATTTCAACTGGAATTGGAGATAAAGATTTGGAAAATTTAGATAGAATAGTTAAATTATTAAAACCAAAATTTATTTGTATTGATGTTGCGAACGGATATATGTCAAAATTTATTGAAACTTGTAGAACAATTAGAGAGAAATATCCAGAAACAATTTTAATTGCTGGAAATGTCTGTACTTCAGAAGGTGTGTTAGAATTAGTAATGAATGGAAAAGTTGATATTGTTAAGGTTGGAATTGGTAGTGGAAGTTGTTGTACAACTAGAAAACAAACAGGCATTGGTATGCCACAATTAAGTGCCGTTATTGAATGTGCTGATACAGCACACGGATTAGACGCACATATTATAAGTGATGGTGGTCTTCAAGTTGTTGGTGATTTCTCAAAAGCTTATGGAGCTGGAGGAGATTTTGTTATGAGCGGATCTATGTTTGCTGGACATACTGAATCTGGTGGAGAATTAATTGAAGAAGATGGTAAAAAGTATAAAGTATTTTATGGAATGAGTTCATCAACTGCGATGAATAAATATAGTGGCGGAGTAGCACATTATAGAAGTAGTGAAGGAAAAACTGTGAAAATTGAATATAGAGGTGATGTAAAAGACACAATATTAAATATTTGTGGAGGTATTCGTTCTACTATGACTTATATTGGAGCTAAAAAAATAAAAGATATTCCAAAATGTACAACATTTGTTCGTGTAAATAGACAATTAAATCAAATTTATAATGGAAAAGAAATATAAAAAATTATTATATTATAAAACTTGAGATGTAATTTTACCAGCAGTAGTATCTAATGGAACAACAAACGATAAATTATAAGAGCTATAATATGTAACGGGTAAATAACCCATATTACCAAATTTAACAAATGTTGTTCCGTTTGGTAAAAAAAATTCGCACCTGTTATGTAAACAAGTGAATAAGTCCCAGCTAAACTAGATGTTACAGATAAACCACTAAGAACAGGTGTAAAAGATGGATAAAATCCTTTGTATTTTCTACAATTTTTAGTACTTTGTGGTGTTACAATAGTATTATTAAAAGATGATGTAAATTGTGTATATAAATAATCATTTGATTGGGATTAGTTCCATAACCTTTACCAGCACAAGACATTTATATTACAATTATATTTTTAATTATAATTAAATACTAAATTATAAAAAAATAATTTAGTATTTATATAATGAAATTAGTTTTTAGAACTGTAGTTTTTCATATAACTAGTATTATTTTATTTACTTTCATTTATTTCTATTTATCAGACCATTTTAATATAAATAATGATACAGAAAAAAATAAAAAATATAATACATTTACAGATTTTTTATTACTCAGCACAACTATTCAAGCTGGAGTAGGAATATCTTATCTGGTTCCAATATCTTTTTTAAGCAAAATTACTATAATAGTTCAACAATTTATTATGATTTTAACACATGTTATAACCCTTTATGTTTTTACTCTTTAAATAGTTGCTTTAATTTCATTAAATGGCATTACTATTAAGATTTGAAGTAAAAAATACAATATTGTTGAATTTACAGAAAGACACCATATTGATCCAGAACTACCATCTTTTCCAAAATAATAAATAAATATGAAGTATAACAATAATAAAAGTAACGAATTATAATACTTATTATATAGCAAAGAGAAAAATAAGAAAAATAAATAAAATGATATTACTAGTAATTGGAGTGGTCCATTTTTATAAAAAGTCCATTTCCAAGATAAATGACCAGATGGTGATAGAATTGTATGAATATTTGTGTTAAAAATATTATATACTACGAAAATTAATGTGGGAATAGAATAAGAAAGCAATAATTTATTTCTAAGTGGAATATTATTAAGTAAAAGTAAAGATGCTATAGGTTGTATAGAGAGAAGTAAAAACCCTAATATTGAAACAATATTATTTATTGCTTTATTATTAAGATTTCTCCATAAAATAAATTCAAAAAGTTGCATAAACATAAAAGATAACATAAAAAGATATGCGTATGAGTTATTAAAGAAGTTTATTTTATAATTAGAATATTTGTTATTGAAGAATATAATTAATAAACCAAAAATTCCAAAAACAAATGTATTAATAGATACATATTGGTTCCAGCACATATATATAATTATTTTATAATAATTTATTAAAGTATTAATATATAGTAATAATGAGTTATCAAGATTTAATTCCTTTAATATTTACTGAAATTGTAGGTGATTTTGGATATAAAGAATTTGCGAATAAAGGCGGTTTAGGTAATTTTGTTACATGAACAGTTGGTTATGTTGGAGTTATATATTACTTAATTCGTTCTTTCCAAGGTTCCCAGGTATTATTAGTTAACGCAGCTTGGGATGGTTTGAGCGCATTAATTGAGTCAATAGCAACTATGGTTGTTTTGGATGAACGATTTAATGATCCGTGGAAGTATTTTGGTATTTTTCTTATTGTTTTAGGTTTGTTCTTTTTAAGAACGCTTCTTGTTAGTGAATATAAATTTATTTTTCCAAGATTTTTTAAAGAGACATTTATTTCAAAATAAAAGTTTAATTTGTTTTTATATTGTAAATATCTTAAAAATAAAATACAATTTACATATAATTATGGATAAAAATAGTGATATTAAAGATAAAGTTATGAAATCATTCAGTAAAAAATATTACAGGCGAGGACAAATTAACTTTATCGGTACAACTCCAAAATGTAACGATAAAGTTAATTTACGGGATAAAGAATATTTTGAAAAAATTATTGGTAACAGTATCATTAAAAGTAATAAGAGAATAGATGGATTAAAACTACGCATTAAAAAAGATATTGATAAAAATGATTTTTCAAAACATTATCAAGTAAATAATATGTTTGAATTTAATATATTACGAAAATATGTAAATGATGAATTTAAACTTAAACCAAAATATTTTTTAGCTTATTGTAATTTTATAGGAGATGGTTCGAAGAATTTACACAAAAATAAATTAAAAATGATAATTGGTTCTGAAGAAGCAGATTATCCAAGTGACTATGAACAGATTGAATTTATAAATGAAAAAGTTAATGTTATATACGCATATTTCTTTAAACTTTAAACATGAAATTTTTAATTATAATGTATAAATTTTTTAAATTTATAAATGTATATATTTTTGTTACCAACTTTCAAGCGCAATATTAAACGTTTCTTTATCATTCTCATCTATATCTTTTACACATTTTAGAACTTTCACGAAGTAATGAAAAATGCCGATTATAAAAAAATTAAAATTTTTTTTGTCTTCCTACATTTGGTGCTAAAAATTATGATGAATATATAAACAAATATGGTATATGTTATCACACAAAACATTAATAATCTCCACCACCATCATTACCATTCATCATACAACTATATTCAAACAAACCTGGTTTTAAGTCATCTTCTACTTCTACTTCTTCTACTTCGTCGTCTGAATAATCTTCCAACGGATCTCTCCATTCTTTTATTTTTCTCTCTAATTGCTTAATAAATTCCAAATAAAATGTGCTTGTTTCTTCTTTTATACTTTTATCAGCAAAATGGACGTCAATATTTATATTGAGATCTTCATGCTGAACGTAAAAGAGCAATTCAATTTTCCTTTCATTTTCTTCATATTCAATAACACTAGAACAAAATCCTCCACATTGACCACTATTACCAGTTGCCCAAAGTTCTTCAGTTTCTTTACCGTATATGCTGTCAAATAGTTGTAAACATTCATTCAAATAATAATTATCAGGTTGCATTTCGTCCTTTCTACTGAAAGGCTTTTTGGAAACAAAATTAAATTTCATTGTTAATAAGTTCTTCGTATTGTATACTAATTATTATTTTTGGTTAAAGCATTTCAATTTTTTATAAAATAGGCGTTTTAAATAATAGTAATGTATAAAATGTTTAAGGGTGTAAATTATTTGAACTAATCAAATTACTTGCTATGTGTCAAAATTGCTGCCATAGTTGCGTATGAGTTCAGTGCAATTTTTCCATCATGTTTTACAAAGTATTTGTTGTGTATTTTGTTGTTAGGCACGGTTGTTATATATGCGTATTTTTCACAAAACTCTGCTGACGCTCCTTCAAATTGAGGATTACATTGGATTACTTTTATTTTATACGATTTAACGTCAGCATTACCAACCACAAATTCAATAGTTCCAAAATTAGTTGGTGTATATTCTGAAAATCCAGCAAAACCATCCATCCCAAACATCATTCTAGAAGTATTATATGTTCTTGGAAATGTTGTAATAGATAATGGTTGTTCTAAAATCTTGTATAATTTTGATTTGTATTCACGAGTATTAAAAAATTCTTTATAATCATGTTCAGTTTGAATTTCAATAATTTTTATCAATTCATTCGGCATTTCGTCAATTGAATTGTATTCTTCAATTGTTTTGCTATAGTTATTTATAATGCTACTGAAATCCATTTATATATAATTCATAAATATATGTTTATATCTTTATATGTTTTTATATAATTTGGTATAAATATAAATAAAAATAATATAAAGATTTATTAGCATATATATTTATATTATAATGAACACTGATCTTGTGTTATATTGTTTTATTGCCTTCGTTTCCGTCGCTATTTCTTCTGTAAATGCTGGTCCAGATTGTTGGAGAGATAAAAATGGAAATGTAAGATGTGTTAATATTTAACCGTTGAAATTATAATACTTTATTATTAAACAATGTACCATAAAAAATTGATTTAATTTATTTATATGATTATTATAATATACAATAGAACAATGACACAATCTAATACTGATATAAATAAATATATATGCGATGAAGAAACGTATGT